AAGAATCAGTTGATCTTGAAGAGTCGCTAGCAATAAAAAAGATTGATAAAATCACCAACATGCTCGACTCTCTTGAAATTGCACTGCGACCTAAAGGCAACTTAAACAAACTAGTCAACAAAGAGCTTGAAGGCAATTACGATAATGACTTTAAGATCGTGTTTGATTATATAACTGCTGCTTCAGCAAAATGGGAAGATGAAGTAGTGTTTGATCTGCATAATCAGCAGATCTAACAAGACGGTTAACACGATTAAGAATCGCCCAGACAATTATATCAAATTCTTTATATAAATAACTTTATGAAGTTATTTGATGAATTGAACAGTGAAAACTTTGAATTATTTGCAGCTAAATATTACGAAAACCCTTCGTGTATAGATGCAGAAGATTTTTATGATGACATCGCTAAGTTCAAATACATAATAAGATTATTAAGACGTTATAGAGATTCTGGTAAAATACAAGAAAGACTTGTGTTAAACCACATCATTACTATATACAATGTTTTCCAATTACAGGCCGCAACTCGTATGTTATTCTATAGAATAGATGAAGACCTTTGGCCAGTTCTTAAAACATTCTTAGTTTTCTTAAACTATATACCACAAACACAATATAAAGATATAAACGTTGACTTGAATATCGCAAAAATACTTAACAAAATTTAAACATGGGATTACTTAGAGGACCAGACTTTTTTTACGCATTGCGCTTTTTGCGCCTATTGACAATGCCATGGGAAAAAACAGACGCTTACAAACAAGGAATTCTAGGTGATGATGGTGTAAAATTAAAAAAACCAGAAACATCTAAAGAAAAGTCATCCTACACAGTCTTTCACAGATTGGTATTTAACATCCGAAAATTGTTAGGAAAAATACCACTCGGAAAAACCACAGTTGCGAAATACGCCGCAGCACTCTATCTTATCAAAGAACATACAGGAATTAGTGATAAAAAACTAATAAAGATTCTTGATAAAGCGTATGATATAAATCTATCGTCCTATAAACCAGAAATTAACGAATGGTATATAAACGAAGATCGAGAAATAGAAAAAGGAAAATATGCACTTGTCCGCGACATTGCATTACCAAAAACCGGAGAAATATTAGCATTAAAAGGTTCTATGGTTAACATCACGGAAAGCGCACCACATGGTTCAATATTGGGCCACGTGGTGTTTGAAGCAAAGCATGTTAAAACACAGCAAATTATTTTTATCACCCAAGAAGATATTTCTCGATGAAAAAAGAAACTACGACTACATCTGCAGTTGCAATTGCAGATAAACCATTAGGATCCACTGAGAAGCGCAAATATAGAATTTTCGATGTTTCACCAGAAACATTCGCGCGATTTCAGCCCGGCCGCACAAAATATGAGCGCTGGTCTAAATACATTAATGAGGATGAAAAAAATATAGTTAGCTATTATAATCGTTGTAAGGAAGCGGTGATTGTTCTCCGCAATTCCGAAAACGGTGCTTTACGTGCTTTGTACAAAGCAAAATAAGTAATTTTTGTAATTTACTTATTCGTTATTTGTGGTATAATTAATACCATGAAGAGCAAATCCGCACCCATCACAACACTATAAAAATTAAAGCTAAATGTCTATATTTACAGAACAAGTATCACGCAAACCTAACAACTACCCATGGACCGACGAATTTATTGAAGCTATATATAATGGTTTCTGGACCGATAAGGAATTTTCCTTTTCGTCTGACGTTCATGATTTTTCAGTTAACCTCACAGATCAGGAAAAAGAAATTATCGTAAGAACACTATCAGCCATTGGACAAATTGAAGTGGCTGTTAAAACATTTTGGGTTAAGCTTGGTGACAATTTGCCGCACCCATCGCTAAATGATTTAGGTATTGCGATGGGAAATGTGGAAGTTATTCACAATAATGCCTATGAAAGATTGCTTGAAGTGTTAGGTCTTGAAGATGTTTTTGAAAAAAACCTTGAACTCGATTTTATTCAAGGTCGTGTAAATTATCTTAAAAAGTACACGCACAAATTCTACAAGAATAGCCAAAAGCAATACGTTTATGCACTTATTCTATTCACTCTTTTCGTTGAAAACGTGAGTCTTTTCTCGCAGTTCTATACCATAAATTGGTTTGCTCGTTATAGAAACGTCTTAAAGGACACAGATCAACAAGTCAAATATACTCGGAACGAAGAAATGCTCCACGCCCTTGCAGGGATGAAAATCATTAACACTATCCGTGAAGAGCACCCAGAGTTATTTGATAAAGAACTCGAAGATCGCATTCTTCATGAAGCTGAGCAAGCGTTTAAAGCTGAATCTAAACTTGTTGATTGGATGGTTAATGGTATTAATGTTGAAGGATTAAGCGCTGACATTCTTAAAGAATTTATTAAGAATAGAATTAACGAATCTTTACAAGGAATTGGATTTCCTGTACTCTTTGAGGTTGATGCGGATTTACTTGAATCTACAACATGGTTTGAAGAAGAGTTGTTAGGTAATAATGCTACAGATTTCTTTCACTCTCGACCTGTTGAATATAGCAAAAAATCACAGACGTTCAACGCAGACTCACTCTTTTAAAATTATGAATTATTATTGGCTAAACGAAGACTCACAAAAATTCCTGAAAAAGGACTACTTACTCCCAAATGAAACACCTATTCAACGCATTAAAGATATTTCCACTGCTGCAGAAAAATATTTAAAAATCGATGGATTTGCTGAAAAGTTTGAGCATTACATGGCAAAAGGTTTTTACTCCTTAGCAAGTCCAGTTTGGGCAAACTTTGGCCGAAAACGTGGCCTTCCTATATCATGCAATGGTGTTTACATTGATGATACGATGGAATCCATATTGCATAAGAATGCTGAAGTAGGAATGCAGTGTAAAAATGCAGCAGGCACCTCTGGCTTTTTCGGTGACGTTAGAGGAAGAGGTTCTAAAATTAGTGATGGGAATACATCATTCGGCCCAGTACATTTTATGGAAATGTACGATAAAACAGCATCGATTGTTTCACAAGGAGGAGTAAGAAGAGGTAGCTTTGCTGCGTACTTACCGGTTGATCATCCAGACATTTTGGAATTCTTAAGAATACGAGGCGAAGGCCACGCTATTCAAGAAATGTCTTTTGGTATTACTGTTTCGAACGATTGGATGCAAGGGATGATTGATGGTGATAGTGATAAGCGTAATGTTTGGGCACATGTTCTTAAAAAACGATCAGAAAGTGGGTATCCATACATTTTCTTTTCTGATAACGCAAATGAAAAAGCGCCTGAGGTCTATAAAGACAAGAATAAGAGAATACACTGCTCGAATTTATGTGCTGAAATTGCTCTTTCATCTGATAATGATGAATCATTTGTGTGTTGTCTTTCTTCTTTAAATTTAATCCATTGGGATAAAATAAAAGATACTGATGCGATTGAAGTGTTAACACACTTTTTAGATGCTGTCATGGAAGAATATATTCAGAAAACAAAAGATATGCCTTTTATGGAGAGCTCTCATAATTTTGCTAAAAGACAACGTGCTATTGGTATTGGAGTTTTAGGATGGCACTCGCTTCTACAACAAAGTATGATACCATTTGAAAGTATGGAAGCAAAATTTCTAAATAATGAAATATTTAAAACTATACAAGAACGCACACATTTAGCGAGTAAAGAATTAAGTCTAAGTCTAGGTGAGCCAGAGCTACTTAAAGGTTATGGGCGTAGAAATGCCACAACAATGGCTATTGCTCCAACAACAAGTAGTTCATTCATATTAGGCCAAGTATCTCCTTCAGTCGAACCTTTAAATAGCAACTATTTTGTTAAAAATCTAGCAAAAGGTAAATTTACGTACAAAAACCCGTATCTTCAAGAAGTATTACATAAGCACAAAAAGAACACAGCAAGTGTGTGGAAATCAATTCTTATTAAAGGTGGATCAGTTCAACATTTAGATTTTTTAACATTAGAAGAAAAGGAAATATTTAAGACATTTGGTGAAATTTCACAAAAAGAAATCGTAATTCAGGCAGCTCAAAGGCAAAGGTATATTGACCAAGGACAGTCTTTAAATTTAATGATTCCACCAAAAACATCAGTAAAAGAAATAAACTCATTGCTAATTTTTGGTTGGGAACAAGGTCTTAAAAGTTTCTACTATCAACGCAGTGCAAACCCAAGCCAAGAGTTAGCAAGAACAATTTTAACATGCAGCTCATGTGAATCATAATGAAAGAAAGCATAACATGCCAAACTTGTAAAACCAACTACACTGTAGAATGGATTGAAGATGAAGACGACATTTATAGCGATAACTATTTCGTTCCTGACTATTGTCCATTCTGTGGCTCACGCCACGTGGAAGTTGATGATGATAATTTCGATTAAATATTGTAATTATATAAATAGATACTACTAATATTGATATATGTGTGTAGTTGCAGTAAAATATACAAAAGACTATGGTTGGGTAGGCGCTAAAAATCGCGATCGTAATTATAAGACTGATGTTGAAGTTGTTCAATCGAACCGCAATGGTGTCCAGCGATTGTATATTGATGATAAGCTTAGTCGATGGAGCGAAGGTATTAATGAGTATGGCGTTTCTATTATTTCTGCTTCTTTTTCTGTAAAAAGTGATGAAAAAGAAGGTGATAAAATTATTAATGTTAGAAATAAAAAAAGGAATAGTAGTGGTTATTATTCGCCTGATGGAAAGGCGATCCGTGCAGCGCTTTTATGCAAGACGCCTAAAGAGGCTTTAAACGTTCTTATTAGTAAAAATTTAGCAGGAGCCACATACGTTTTTAACGATAAAGATTGTTTTATTTTAGAAGGTGGGTTTACTGTTAGAAAGGATAACGTAGACTCAAAAACACCCCGTGATTACTATCATAAAATAAAGAAACTTTCTCCTACAGAAAACGAGTATTCATGCAGAACCAACCATGGAATCTTAATGCCGCAACTAGGTTATCATAAAAACCCAACGGATGAAAGATTAATAAAATCCCGCAAAAGTAGCGAAAAACGCTTACAGTACACTCAAGACGTGATATCAGGCAACTTCGATGATCCTGGGGAATTACTCGATCTCTTAGCAAAGACACCAGACGATGATGTTTTCATGAATCCTATGCGAATTGGTGATGTTAAGAAAGGTGACATGGTGACGACAGGTCAACTACTTATTGTTCCAAAAGAGAAAACTCTTCATTATCGCCCGATCTATTCATCAGTCAAATTTGATTATAACCGATTAAGTGGTCCAGAATCAAAAACATTCTTTGAAATTATCTCATCGAGAAAGCTCATTTCGTTTAAAGAGTGGATAGATAAATAACTCTATGTGGAGTTATAAAAATTCAGTTTTCACCAGCGATCAAATACAAGACCACGTAGGTTTTGTTTATGAAATTTACGATGTAGAAACGGATATGATTTATATCGGAAAAAAGCGCTTTTGGAAAACTATTAGAAAACCGCCGCTAAAAGGTAAAAAGCGGAAAAGAAAAGAAATTAAAGAATCTGACTGGAAAGATTATTATGGTTCTAGTCAAAAGGTAAAAGATCTTCTCGAAGCATCTACACCAAAAAGATTTGAAAGAAAGATTATACGATTGTGTCAATCTCTTGGCGAAATGAGTTACTTTGAAATGCACGAACAAATGTCTCGTCACGTTCTTCTGCAACCAGACAAATTCTATAATCGTTTCGTTGGTGGAAAAATCCATGGAAGCCATTTAAAAAACATTTCTTATCCTAGTCTAAAGTCTAATAAGAAAAAATAATAGTATTTTGTTATGTACAAACGGTACATTATAGTGTATAATCTACTTAGATTAAACAATAGCACTACTAAATTATGATAATTATCGACTACTCAGGAATTGCCATCGCTGCAATATTTTCGCAAGACAGGCCAGACGAAATAGAAGAAAGCCTTATTAGGCACATGATTCTCAACACGCTCCGCCGTTACAACACAAAATTCCGTGATGAATACGGTGAATTAGTAATTGCCTGTGATAGCTCTTCTTGGCGTAAAGAGGTATTCTCTAATTATAAAGCTAAACGAAAAACAGCTAGAAAAGAATCAGATTTAGATTGGAATCGTCTTTTCACTTTAATAAATACTGTGCGAGATGAATTGCACGAATTTACCCATTACCCAGTCATTTACTCAGATCGTGCTGAGGCTGACGATATTATTGCGACTCTTACCGAAAGTACTCAAGAGTTCGGTAAACACGAACCAGTTATGATTGTTTCATCTGATAAAGATTTTCTACAGCTTCAACGCTATTCAAATGTTAAACAGTTTAGTCCAATGAAGAAGTCTTTTGCTAAGGTTGAAGATCCTCACTTCTACAAATTTGAACACGTTTGCCGTGGTGATGTTAGTGATGGTGTACCTAACATTTTGAGTGGTGATGAAACATTCGTCGACGGTAGCCGTCAAAAACCAATGCGTGCTAAAAAAATCACAGAATGGTATGACACTTGCCTGTCTAATAGTCATAATGATTCAGATTTAGTAGAATCTAAATTGCGAAAATCTATGGGAGAAGACACATATAGAAACTACTGTAGAAATAAAACAGTGATTGATTTAGATTACATTCCTAAAGATATTGTAGAATCTATTCAAAACAATTACGATTCTCAAATTAAAACTAAAGAAATTCACAAATCAGGATTTCTCAATTATCTCATTGAAAAGCGTTGCAATTTGCTTATCAATTCAGTAAGGGATTTCTTTCCAAATAAATAAACAATATAATGAAATACATACACGAAGTACTAGAAGAAACATGTAAACTTAAGGAGCGCAGTGACCGCATTAAGTATCTTAAGGATAACGCATTTAAACAACTGAAAAGTGTTTTGCAATTGTGCTATAACGATAGCATTGAATTAGATTTGCCTTATGGTAAACCACCCTTCGAATCTTGTCCAGAAGGACGTGAACCTGCAGCTCTTTCAAATGCGTTTAAACCCATTGGAGCTTGTATCAAAAATAACAATATTCCTCGGGTCAAAAAGGAAAAGATATTTATTGGCATCCTTGAACAACTTACGAAAGATGATGCTCTTATATTGTGCGCTGCAAAGGATGGAACTATAACGACTGTAAAGAATAAAAAATATTCTAAAATCACAAAAAGTCTTGTAGAAGCATGTTTTCCTGAAATTTTGTAGTGTACAACTACACGTAAGTATGGTATAATATAGCTATGAATATATTTGTTCTAGATAAAAGCGCTAAAACTTCTGCTGAATTGCATTGCGATAAGCACGTAGTAAAAATGATTATTGAATCAGGTCAAATGCTTTCAACTGCTCACCGTATGCTCGATGGTGACGAAACTCGCCGTCCATCATCAACAGGTAAAACCATGTCTAAGTATTGGGAACTACCCGATAGCCGCGAAGATGTTTTGTATAAAGCAGTTCACATGGGTCACCCATGTACCGTGTGGACAATGGAGTCTGATTCGAATTACAAATGGCACTATGATCTTTTCAAAAATCTTTGTGCAGAATATACTCACCGTTATGGTAAAACCCATGCAACACAGAAAAAGCTTTTAGCTGCTTTAAAAGAACTGCCAAACAATATCGAAAAGAAAAGCATGACACCGTTTGCTTTGGCAATGGGTTCAAATCCAGAATGTATCAATCACGACGATATCGTGGGTTCTTATCGAAAGTTTTATAAAACAAAACAAAAGCGTTTTTCAATGGTATGGTCAAAACGTGAAACTCCGAACTGGTTTAAATAAATGATCTACGAATATTATTGCACTAAATGCAGCGAAAAGTGGGAAGCAACAAATACGATTAACAATCGCGATGAGCCTACTGAAATGCCATGTCCACATTGTAAAGAGTTGGGTGTAAAACGACAAGTAAGTTCTCCAGCATTGTCATACCAGGGTGCTCATTCAACATTACGTAGAGCTGGTTCTGAGTGGGCAGACGTTCTCAAAGGTATTAAAAAGGCATCAGGTAAAGAAAACACCATTGATATTTAGCACAGATTTATATTATGTTAGTAAAAGTAAAAGTTGAAAAGGAAATTGAAATTGATTTAAAAGAGCAAAAGAGGATAACCAGAAAGTTATTAGAAAAAGCATTATCTTGGAATAAGGATTATTACATTGAAGATGATAAAGTCTACATTGATAAGATCTGCCGTGGATCCCATACATTTACTGTTAAAGATGTTGTCTTCGAAAACGCAACAGATGAACACAAATTGCTAGAAAAAGCATTTAAAAAAATACAAAATTATGAAGTTTGAACATATGGATATTGAATTGGGCTATGAAGATCTTACTGATGAAACTGCAAAGAGTGGACGTAAGTACATCACACCAAAAGGTAAAAAGTATCCTTCTGTCACGACAGTTTTAGGATATCGTGATCGATGGAAATGGGCAGAGTGGAGAAAATCAATTGGAGAAGATGAGGCAAATAGGATTACTCGTCATGCTCTTACGCGTGGAACTGCAATACACAATATATCAGAAAGATATATCAATAACGAAAAGGATTTTATTCGCACAGAAAATGACAAAATGCCGCACATACAATTCGGCTGGAAAACACTTAAAAATGTTATCGATACACGCATCAATAAAATCTATATGCAAGAGTGTAAGCTTTATTCAGACGATCTTAAAATCGCTGGAAGGGTTGATTGCATTGCTGAATTTGATAATAAACCTGCGATTATTGATTTCAAAACCTCAAACAGAGTAAAGGACGCAAGCGAGATTAGTTCTTATTTTATGCAAGAGTGTGCCTATGCCATAATGTTCAAAGAACACACCGGCATAGAAATTGACGATCTAATCACAATCATGGTTGTTGATAATGATCCAACACCTATTATCTTTAGGGAATCTATTGTAGAAGGTAATTGGGAAAAACGTTTAAGAGACGAAATTGATTACTACTATGATCAAATCAATAAATAAGATGAATATACTAAGAAAAACTAAAACTTATTTAGTAGGTCCAATGGAATATGCCGATGGGCGTGGTTGGAGAGAAACCATGACACCTTTTCTCAAAGATAAAGGAATAACCGTTTTTGATCCATATAAAAAACCATTCATTAATGCACCAGAAGAAGATGAATCTACACATTCTCGCTTAGGCGCATTAATGAAAAAAGGAGAATATTCACAAGTCGCTGATCACTTTAAAAAGGTTCGCGCATTTGATTTAAGTATGGTTGATCGTTCAGATTTTATTATCGCACACATTGATCCAAATGTTCCTACGTTTGGCACAATTGAAGAATTGGTTGTAGCAGTAAAAATGAAACGTCCAACGTTCATTGTGGTTGAAGGAGGTAAACAAAACACTCCTCTATGGATCATGGGAATGATCCCGCACAAGTACATCTATAATAGTTTTGAAGAAGTTCAAGATATGCTTACAGAAATTGATAATGGTAAAAAAACCATTGATAGTGATCGATGGAGGTTATTTAAAGAAGAACTTAGATAATGGTGTTAGGTCATAAGTACCTTAAAACCAACCACTTACACATATTCAAATTTCATAAGTCCCTTAAAACCAACCACTTACACACGGAAAATGCATTTCAAAAATTAGCTTTTTCAAAAAACACATAAGTGATTGAAGACCAATAGGTTACATAAGTCCCTTAGAACCAACCACTTATGAAAAAAGGCAAAAAAAGATGAAAAAAAGTGCAATCATAACCTATTGTAAACCAACAACTTATGAAAAAAGTGCATTTTTTGTGCATTTTTTTGTTTACAACCCCCGGTTTTTATTATATAATATATTCAGAAAGGTAAGGAAACCAATAATATTATGAAAAACACTAACACAAAAACCACCACAAACTACATGCACCGTATGCGCGAACAACACACGTTCGATTGGCACGGGGTAGAACGCACAATCGATATGGGTGAGGAGATCACTAACAAAACCAAAACACCATACAAGAATGACAAATATACCTATGTTTTAGGTCATGGAGTTCAGGT